ACATTATGCGTAACTCTGGATTCACTGCTTGGCAGCTGGAGCTGGCCGGCTGCTGTCAGCAACAACAGTGAACTGCGCACCCTTGTTCTTGACTGGCACCTGTGATGCATCGATAGGAACTGTCTGAGGCGCAGCCTGAGCAACAGATTGCTGTGAATGATCCTGTTGGTCTTGATGTCGACCAGAAAGCCAAGGATCGAAAGTGCCAACCTTGACGAAAACAAAGCACGCTGAGACAGGAACATCGAGCGGCGTACCTTGCTGGCTATAACACTTGCAAGTACCTCGCTCGGCGGATGACATACAGGCAGCAACCCTAGGGAAATCTGTAGGAGCTGTTAAGGCGTCATAAATCGGCGCTGTGTGTGGAAGACCTGCAATACGTGGCTTTATTGACTCTGCATTCCAAGTTGATGTTTCGGCCTGCAAATTGACTACAGGTGGTGAAAAAGACATAGAAGTTTGAGTCTCAGGCTGAGGAGCTGGTTTAGCAGCATGAGTAGCGAGAACAGAATCTTCCTTTGGCTTAGAAAGACTATTAACTTGTCTAAGTCCCAAATAGCCACCCAAGCCAATCATGAGTAAGGCAATCAATATAAGACCAATGAGTTTTTTAGGAGGCTTGGCCTTGTGAGTATCGAGAACTGTTGAGGTATACAGTTTGAATACCTCTGGATTCGGGGTGACAAACTTTCTCTGGCCTAATGACTTTGCAGACTTACTTAACGGATCGCCTTGGGCACTTTCGAACTCATAACGGACCATCTTCATATTCCATGGACGATGGTAATGAACATGAGGCTTGGCCAACTTTCTGGCAAAAGGATGCAAATACATAGGACTTTGGGTAGTTACGATAAAGTCATAACCACCATACCGATGACGTGCAAGCTTCTTGATCCACTCAGGAGGCTCACGGGGAATATCAGTACCACAGAAGTCTTGGACCTCATCACAGAAGATAACAGAACCCTCTGGTAACTCTTGCCATCCTTTAATGTGATCAATGGCAACTACTCCATGTGCGGAGGGATCAAAACCGTTGATAGGAGTGCAATACTTAGGACGTCCGCTGTAAGCTGGATTATTGAGAAAATCCCAAAGCTCATTAGATGTTTTGCCCTCACCCGGAAGGCCAGTTACTAACTTAAACATTAAGACACCGCCTTTTTGCTCATGGCCGCTTTTGCGCCGGATATGGAAACGCGAAGTGCATACGCAGAAAAGATAATCGCAATTGCGTTGGGAACACCAAGAAATTGCAAGAAACCATATGCATCGGAACCAACAGATGAAAGATTGCTTAGAATCTTGGACTCAACCCAATTATAAATAGGCATTATCACAGTGCTGGAAACGGTCATGACTCCCAAGGCTGCAAACAGCCGAGGGAGAACCCACATTGCAATTGCCTGACCTGCAACAAACAATACTTGAAACATGGTTATACCTCCTTAGAAAGAATACGTGCAGCAGCAAGATACGCAGCAGCAATTAAACCATAACGCAAAATAACTAAAGGATCGCATATCTGGGAGAACGGTAGTTGCAATGTATGCCCACCTATTGAAACCTGCTTATCGGGATAGCACTTTCCTCCCCCATAATTACCAGAACCAGCAGACATAAATTTAGATAGGAAACCAGAAACTTGAGAATCTAACTGATCTTGGCTTTCCTGCATAATATCTTGCTGTATATCTATTTCTTTATCACGACCGATTTTTTCTTTCTCAGTAGGAAGAGAAATAAGCCTGCAAGAATCAAAATAACTTTGATTCAATATAGCGCAAGAAAAAACATCGCCATCACATGCAGGTGGTTTTTTACAGTCTTGAGAAGATGAGGCTTCAATATCTTTATCATCATCCTTACCTTCACCAGCACCACCACCCCCACCATTGTTGTCAGTGCCAGGCGCAGGCGCATCACCAGTACCAGTACCACCACCAGCACCGCCGCCACTAGAACCACCTCCACCTGTGCTACCGCCACCCGTAGGGGGTTTGGGAGTCGTGGTACCACTATCTTTTTCATCTTCCCAATACTTAACACATGTAGAACCGGACCATGCATAACCTTTACCACAGTTATTCGCAGGATCAGTAGGATCGTTAGGATCTTTTGGGGGGACAGTAGTTGCTGGAGCCCCTGAGTTTGCAGACTCTTCTGATCCGTCACAGGACTGACCATTGCCAGTATAATTAAATATACAGTAATAACTATCAGGATTAGCCTTTAATGAGCCGCAGGTTGCGGAACCACCAGAGGTATAAACGAACTGACAGGAGTTGTTGCACATCTTATTGTTAACAGGAATAACACCACCGGTCTGCTTTGAAGCAGAACTTAGAGATATAGAAGTTGTACCAAGAGTTTCTAAGCAATCGTTTTTGTCACAAGCACCAGTAACCTTATTATAAACTGCTCCTGACGGGCAAGAATCTCCACCCCTTGTGACATGACCAAGATAAACCTGCATCTTACTGCCGTCGCCATATACGGTATATGCGTAGCATTGGTAATCATATTCAGTATTTGGGGTAGCAGAGGGTTCAGAAACAGGATTGCCACCATAAGTAGACCAAACAGCACAAGCAGCGGACACAGATGAATACTTTACGTCAGGAGTTGTACCATTTAACCAATAGTAATTTTCAGAAAAAACAAAAGAAGAAAAAAAGAATAACAAGAACGGCAAATATCGTGAATTAATCATCATTCACAGCCTCGTTGAAAATGGTTTGTTCGTCGAAAGTAAGCCTCATGCTTCGGCTTTACTTACGACGAACCAGAGATAAAAAAAACCCTCGCAATTTCACGAGGGTCTGTTAATTGATAAGATGCCTACAAGTTACAAAGCACCGCGAACGATCTTGTAAAGCTTGACAGTTGCAGCGAGGCCGAGAGAGGCAACGCCAATTGCAGCAACAGCGGTGAGACCAGTGGTGAGGATCGAGATAACTTCTGCTACGTCCATTTTGTTACTCCAGTGTGTTGAGCATTATTGCTCGATGGCTTTCTTGAGTTGTTGAAACACGTAATGCATGGCCCAGAACGTTAACGCAAGAACGATAAACGACTGAACATTTTCAGCGGTGAAAACAGCAGACTCAGGCGGCGTATAAGTCTGTATTGCAACGGAACACTCAACTGTCGTCGCAGTAGCACTAGCCGCACCCGGACAATAAAAGTAGTAAGACATTTACGCAGTCTTCATAGCATCAGAAAGCGGAGGAATATTCTTGCGACGACCTTGACGTGGATCAACATCGAATTGAAGACGACCATCGCGAACGTCACAGATAACGTCACACTCGTAAGTGCCAGGCTGAGGAACCTCGGACTGTTGCTGCGCATAAAATTCAACCTTCTGAGGATAAGGGATTCCAGGAAGGTGAACAAAGGCCTGATACATGGTATAGGGGTTCTTGGACTGCTTAGCAATGCCACTGCGGGAAATGCCAGAAACTTCAACCATAAGAGTAGGAAATTTGAGAGACATAATGGTGCCCTTTTAAAGTTTGGGAAGCCGAGAACTTAAGCTCGGATTGGAGTATGCCCAGCTGGGCGGTGTTAAATTAGGTACACGGCGAAAAGTTAAAAACTGTCGCTTAGCTAGTTGCGTCCGAACCTGTTCAGCTGATGAAGCCTGTAAAAACAGACGCATAAGCGAACTAGCGAAAGCAGAATCATCAATGTTGCCAGAGTTAAAATTAGCAATCTCGGCCTCAACAGAGTAACGAAGAATCTGATATTGGGACTTGTCCATTAGTAACCCATCCATTCAGCAACAGAAATAGTGCCTTGCCAACTCGACTCACGGTCTTGAAACCAAATCTTTTCGGGTTTAACACCCTGCTCTTTCCTAACTTCAATTAAAGCAAGTGTTTCTGCTACTTGCTGGGTCAGAACAGGATTCATAAAATCACGAACGTGACGCTGCTGTTCAAGCATGCGGCGTTGCCCAGGTGAAAGTTGTGTCCCTTGATGATTGTTATAGATCATGCTACGGACCTCAAATGAGAGGCGCGCTTGTAAAAAGCTGGAGGCTGAATGTTCTTTTCGGGTGTAATCTCTTTCATCTCACGAATAAACACGGTAGAAAAAGAGCGTATATCACAGACGTTACGAATATTAATACCAATTCGGTTGAGACGGGCAGCATGAGTTTCAAAGGACCGCTGAGACAAGACCAACTCCATATCATTCATCCACAAACTTGCGTAGTAGGCAGTAGTGTTAGCTTGACGGGGAGTATCAACTACATTTTCCAAAAGAAGTTGCTGAGCAATGCTGGCCTGATCCATTTTAGTCACCTTTAGGCGCTGGTCGATATCTAAGAACTCACGGTGGAGTTGGCTGAATGTGCCTTCATCAAACAAGCCCCAGAAAGAAAGACCTTTCTTCTTAAGGAACTCATCTTTTAATTCCTGCTCGAAACGAACAATACCTTGAGAAATGCAATAGTCGTAAAGACTTTGAGCGTACTTAAACTCTTCGGAACTTTCACCAAACACAAGCTTTACTTTGGGAAGATGTTTATTAATGAGGTCGAAAGACTTGTTGTAAACCTTTCGATATTGAAGTCGAGCGCCCTTCCCATGACCGCTAGTTGTCCAATCAACAGTTTGACCATTCGGATACAAAAAACCTATTGAATGGCCAATTCGTTGTGTAGCAAGAGAACGTATATAAGACATCTCGTTGCCGGAACCAACAGATACGTTAGTAGTTAAATCTATGCGATGGATGACACAACCGTCAGACCATAGATGACCGGTCTTTCCGCCTGACTCGCCATAGCGAATTTCAACCCTCGTGCAGCGGGTGAAAGCAGGAAGACCGAGATTGGCAAGGACCGAGTTGAAGACCGAGACGCATTCAGAAACGGTTTCGAACCCAAAGAGATTGTCATGCCTGTTGATGCGTGAGGGGTTGCCATCGACGGTAATTTTCCGACCAGAAATTTTAATTTTGAGAGTCGAGCTATAGCTGCCCTCGTACTTTGTGGCCCGGTAGGAGGTACTGAGGATTTCATTGGTGGCGGTGTCGACAGCCAAAAAAGCAGTGTCAGAAATGACAGGAAGATCGAAATCAAACACCTGAGAAACTGTCAACCAATCGATGAACATACAAATCCCTGTCAATACCGGAATAACGGTAGCCGAATGCCGGTATGCTAACCATCGAGGTGACCATAATGCAAGCACTAAAATACCGGAATAACGGAACTGTACAATTGAACAGTATTTACGATCTGGAAACGATGAAAAACCAGAGCGACAGAACGATGACACTCAGCGAAAACCTCAAGCGCTTCAGAAAGGCGCGAGGGCTAACACAGCCCGACGTTTGGGGGCCAGCAGGCATTGCGAAGTCGAGCTATACGTCGTACGAAGCGGGAACGCAGATGCCGTCAGCAGACAAAATCGTTGAGCTGGCAAAGGTGCTTGGAGTGACAACAGACGAGCTGCTTCTAGGCGAATCAGAAATGACGGTATCCGAGGATTTAAGGCCTATCTTGAAGCGATTCGACTCACTGCCACCAGAGATTAGGAATCAGGCACGAATAGCACTGAAAGGTGTGCTTTTCGGATTTGAGCAGGAAGCGATCAAATAAAGACCGAAGTGTTTTGCGGTAAAGTGGGGGTGTAACAGCACCCCCACCCGCTTCGCTCCAGAATCGCCAGAGGGCACAGGGCAATGGCAGACGCAAAATCAGTACGGATGTACAGAATCGGCGAAACGCTCTCTGAGGAGCTTTGGGAGTCGCGGCAGGACGATGTTCTGCGCAGGTTTGGGCAAGAGCTGATGAGCTTGAGTGGGATCTGCGTACATTGCGCTGGAGAGGACGACGACTGCCCTGCTTGCGCTGGATCAGGAATTGCCTGGGAAAGCCAGGCACGCGAAAAGGCAAAGCCTGTTGCCCAGGAATCGCCAGAAACGACCTATCAGATGCTGGATTCGCTTTGACCGGACAAGTGCTGCAAGTACGAGCCTCCGGGACCTGACCACCTCAGTGCTGTGCGTTATGGGTCCGTTGCGGTAAAGCTGAGTGATCATGGCGCGAAGTGATCTTGAGGCGGGTCTGAGAGCGTCACACGCGATCAGATGAAGTGGTGCCACGCATAATAAACGTTATGGGTAAATCGATCGCCGGGGGCTGCGCAACGGTCCCGGCGGTCGATTCTGGCCGTTGGCCGCAAGTACCATAACGTCCACACATTATGCGTAAC